GTTGGTGAGTGGAGGGACAAATTAATTGCAAGAAATCCTGGATGGAATGAGGTTTTAGAGAAAGCAAGCAAAGCCCCAAAATCAACCGTAAAGAAACTCTAATATGGCAAGAAGAAAAAGAACGACGAATGACCAACCAATCGGTGTTGGTCTTACAACCCGTCAGATGAAAAGAAAGAAGGCACTTGGAAGTGAATATCTATTAGATATTGACCCACTTACAGACAATCAGAGAAAACTTTTTGATGCATATGCCAAAGGAAAACACCTTGTTGCCTATGGATGTGCAGGAACTGGTAAGACTTTCATTACTCTTTATAATGCTCTTCGTGAAGTTCTAGATGAAAGAACTCCCTATGAGAAAATCTATCTGGTTCGTTCTTTAGTTGCCACAAGAGAGATTGGTTTCCTTCCTGGTTCCTATGAGGATAAGTCGGACATCTACCAGATTCCTTATAAGAATATGGTGAAGTATATGTTCCAGATGCCTTCTGATGCTGAGTTTGAGATGCTCTATGGTAATCTTAAGTCTCAGGAGACCATTAAGTTCTGGAGCACCTCATTCTTAAGAGGAACCACTCTTGATAATTCAATTATTATCGTAGATGAGTTCCAAAACTGTACGAGCCACGAATTAGATTCTATTATTACTCGTGTTGGTGAGAACTCTAAAATTATGTTTTGTGGTGATGCTACTCAGTCAGACCTACAAAAGACTAATGACCGTAATGGAATTGTTGATTTTATGAGCATCTTGCGTAAAATGCCATCTATTGATATAATAGAGTTTGGTGTTGATGATATTGTTCGTTCTGGACTTGTCAAGGAATATATTATTGCAAAACTAGAAGCAGGTTTTTAATGTCGAATCCGTTAATTGAAAAATATTATGAGTTGCATCCTGAAGTTACTAAGCAAGGAAGATTTACACATATAGATGTAAATCTTCCAAAACTTGAAAGGGAAACTATCGATGGTATTCGTTATTATAAAGTTCCTGATGATGAAGAACTGCTTAAACTTGTTTCTATTACTTCTGTAACCAGTCATAAAAATCGCCAGATATTTATTAACTGGCGAAAAAAGATTGGGGAAGAAAAGGCAGACAAGATTACACGCCAATCAACAAGTCGTGGCACTGACATGCATACGCTAGTTGAACATCATCTTAAGAATGAGAATCTTCCAGAAGTTCAACCACTTTCTGAGTTCTTATTCAAGATTTCTAAGTCAACTCTCAATCGTATAAATAATATTCACGCCCTTGAGGGGTCTCTATATAGTAAACAACTAGGTATTGCTGGAACTGTTGACTGTATAGCAGAATTCGATGGTGAATTAGCAATCATAGACTTCAAGACTTCTAAAAAACCAAAACCACGCGAGTGGATCGAACACTATTTTGTTCAATGTATGGCATATGGTTGTATGCTTTACGAACTGACTGGTATTCCAGTTAAAAAACTTGTAATCATTATGGCTTGCGAAAATGGAGAATGCGTCGTCTATGAAGAAAGAGACAAAACAAAATACATCAAACTACTCACCGAATACATTAGAGAGTTTGTTAGAGATAAACTGGAATCATATGGAACAAAATAAAGAATTAGAACAAGTTATAGAAAATAAGTTTTTAACGCCTTCCAAGTTTGCTCTTGAGATTGAACATATTGTCGCAACTGAAAACTTTAACTATATTGATGCTATTTGCCACTATTGCGAAATCAATAGTCTTGAAGTAGACTCAGTAACGAAACTCATTTCCAAACCACTTAAAGAAAAACTTAAAAATGATGCGATTAATTTAAATTTTATGAAACGCACTTCGAGAGCAAAATTGCCTTTATAATTGTGTCACCATTTGAAACTTATCAACATTATTTGTCACTTAAAAATCATTTCACAAACCCAAAATACGACTTCTTTAAATACGGTGCGAAGACCCGTGCTAGTATCACTTCATTCAACAAACGTCGTGACAAATACTGGTTCGAAAAAACTTCGAGAAAGTATTCTGATAAAGAAGTCGTAGATTTTCTTGTATCAAACTTTGTAGCAGCAGACACCCCTGGTAACTTATGGATTGGAGAAATTATCAATTCTGGAGAAAGGACTTACGCAGATTGGATGCGAAGACAACAGAGTTTGACTTACTTATTCAAGGAACAAAGCAACGAATTCTTCTTGGAGACCAAATTAGAGGATGCCTTGAATTGTTCCAAGGGACATCCACCAGTCCTCAAAAAGTTTCTAAGCGGTCAATTATCACTAGAAACCTTAACAATCTACGAAAAAATATTCCATTTCTCAAAAGATTTTGATAAGAAATTGCTAGATCCAGTGTGGGAAACCGTAAGTTTAAAAATTAAAAAATACACACCATTCCTAAATACGGATGTATTCCAGTTTAAAAAGATTTTAAGGGAAATTGTAAATGAGTAACTTTTTTGATTCCGATATTATTCAAGATGAACTGAAAGAAATCAATCAGTTACAAGAGCAAATTTACGGAAGTATTTTGACTTTTGGTATGATGTCCCGCGAAACTAAACTGGAACACATTGAAAAACTTGAACTCTTGCTAGAAAAGCAAAGAGTGATGTATACTAGGTTGTCTCTTTCAGACGACCCCAAAGCGGTTGAGATGAAAGAGAACCTACGCAAGTCAGTTGCCCTGATGGGATTCCCACCAGAAACTGATATGAATATATTATTTGGTAGTATGACTAAAACCATTGAGTCTCTCAAGCAATTCATTGACAAGTGAGACCGTCTTTGCTATACTATCCAAGTAAATCCAAAACATCCAATTTACCCAACAAATCCAAAATGAGCTTTTCTGATCTTAAAAAACAATCCAAACTTGGTTCCCTGACTGCTAAACTTGTCAAGGAAGTTGAAAAAATGAATAATGGCGCATCATCTGGCGATGATCGTATCTGGAAACTCGAATGTGATAAGAGTGGCAACGGTTATGCCGTCATTCGTTTCCTTCCTGCTCCTAACGGTGAAGATCTGCCGTTTGTGAAACTGTACTCTCATGCCTTCCAAGGTTCTGGTGGTTGGTATATTGAGAACTCTCTGACCACTCTGGGTCAGAAGGATCCTGTGTCGGAACTAAATTCTGAACTCTGGAACAATGGTACTGATGCTGGTAAAGAGATTGCCCGTAAGCAGAAGCGTAAACTGACTTATGTAAGCAACATCTATGTTGTAAAGGATCCATCTAATCCCCAGAACGAAGGTAAAGTCTTCCTTTATAAGTTTGGTAAGAAAATCTTTGATAAGATTACTGCTGCAATGCAACCTGAGTTTGAAGACGAAACTCCTATTGATCCTTTTGACTTCTGGCAAGGTGCTAACTTCAAACTGAAGGCAAAGAACGTTGCTGGTTATCGCAACTATGACTCCAGTGAGTTTGCCGCACAAGGTGCTCTACTGGACGATGATGATGAGATGGAAGCAATCTGGAAGAAGCAGTATTCTCTTGCTGAACTCGTTGCTCCCGATCAGTTCAAGACCTATGATGAACTGAAAAAGCGTCTTGAGTATGTACTGGGTTCCAAAGGTTCTCGTCGTGTGGACGAAGAAGTTGCAGAAGAAGAGACCTATTCTCGTGGTCCTGCGAAGGAACTTGATGATGATCTTCGCACCGAACTCAAGAATCTGACTCCTACTCGTTCTTCTTCTTATGATGAAGACGATGAAGATGATACTCTGAGTTACTTTGCAAAGTTGGCAGAATGATACTTTAGGGATTTGATGCTCTAGTATTTTCAGTTCTGATTAATTTATTATCCACATATTGCGATGATTTATCATAAGTCATCGCTTTTCTTGTATCTGTAACTACTTGTTGTAGATATCTTGGTTTAAGGACATAGATACTACGCTTTTCATTATTTTTTAAGACTTCATATTCATAGTTGCTCACACCAATTACTGGATTTTTTTGAATAAGAACAGTATTTTTTACTTTAAAAGTTAAAGTAGATCCCTGAGATATACTGGTAGGAATTGGTGAAAATAAATTAATTTGTTTAGTATTATTGGTAATATTATCAGTAAAAGATACAACAGGTATATAAGTCCCATTTATTACCAATTCATCTCCAACAGTAACATTAATGTTTGTCAAATTGACCGTGATTGAAGATGAATTAATATCAGAACTTTGAGTAGTAATTTGAGTATAACTTATTCTATTTAAACTATTACTGTAATTTTTTTCAACTTCTGCATAAACAAATGAAAAATCTTTATCTACAACTTTACCTGCAGGAAGAATTAACCTACCCTTACTATCTCTAACTTCAGTAGTTTCGTAATGATGAACAGCATTTAAATCTGTCCCATAGATTGACTCCGCATAATCATAGACCTCTTTATCAGAAAGTGGCCATTGGTCCCTAACTCTTGTAATACCTGAACTTACAAGAACTACCCAATCATATTGAGTGCTTCCATAAAGTTCTTCTGCTACTGTTTCTGGACGAGCACCATCTACAATCTGATACTTATCGAAGATTGTAAAGACATTTTGTAAATCGTCACGAAGTTTTACACGACGAAATAGATTCTTAACAGTCAAATACTCATCAGATGCTTTGCGGTCTGATAAGAATGATTGGTATTCTAGATTTGGTAATTCTCTAAAGTAAGACATTAGTATCCAACTCCTGTTGCTCCTGGACCCTTATCATAATCTTCTGCAAAGATTGGTGTAAGTTCTTGGAAATTTAAAGTCATAATCATATGAACTGGAGTAGCATCTGCATAAGTTGCATAAGTTCCAGAACCAGTATAATTAACACTCATACCTTTGAGAGCACAAATTTTAAACTTATTTAAGAATGGATGTGGATTTGCACCACTCATATATTGAATTCTAAAGACATTTGGTGCAGTTAAAAATAATCCAGCAGCACCTTCAAATGCCGCCCCCTTTTTAACTGCACTGTTGATTTTAAATGCCCTAATAATTTCTTTAATTTCTTTCGATTCTTTTTCTGAACGTGGAACCATATCAAATCCAAAAGTAAAACCCGGTCTAAAAGTTAATCCTTGAAATATAAGTTCGATATTTGAGTTTGCTACAATCCCACCAATCCTAGATGAAAGTTCTCCTGGTTTTATACTTGAATTGAAAAGAGTATTCACTGCTAATCCTATTGCTCCTGCTTGTATTCTTTGTTGAGCGGTTCCAGATTTTGCTGCTTTAGTAACCTTTTCCGTCAGATCTTTAATTTTTTGTATTCCTTCTCCCATTGAACTGGTTTTTAAAAGTTCAGCACTAGCACTAATTAATCCGGAGCTAATTGGATTAAAACCACTCTCACCCCACTGAGCACCATTACTATCCCCTATTCCATCTGGAATAGGAAGAATGATTGTTTTTATGGGAACTTTTTTGCCATAATCTACATCATCAGAAGTTGCTAAAGCCAAAGAACCTGGAGAAAATCCAAGACCAGGTGCTTGATAGTCTAAAATATCAATCTTTAAATAATCATCAGATTTATCAAGTTTCTTTAGTGGATATCGTAGTGGCTCAGACATTTATGTTTTCTAATTATTTAGTTCTAATGTTACTAAAAGGCAGTCTTCGCAAATCTTCAATTTCCGTATTATAAACCTCATACATTCCTCCAGCAATTTCATCCCATGTATATTGTCTAGATTCTCCCCAATGATAATTTAACCCTTTAAATCCCCAGTTGAATACATTAGTTACAGCAACAAGAGGATTCTGATCATATCTTATGCCAGTGGTTTTAGCATTATAAACAAAGATATAAAACTTACCAACTTTTGGAGGTTCTTTACTTTCGGACAAAATATCCATTAATTCAATCATTAAGTCGTCAGAATTTTCTGTTCCAATAAGTTTTTTTACTAGAGGACTGATACGATTTATTTTTCCCCTATCTTTTAGAGTCTTTCTCGGCATTACTTAAT